TGAAGGGTAACTTGAAGTACTATGGCTAATAGAAAATTTTTAATCGACGGTATTCTAGGACTAGCTCAAAAGCTAGGCGCTAATCCCAATAAGTTCATGGGAACTAAACAAAATATTAATTTCTTAGGAACCGGGGACCGGGGAATGAAAGGCACAACCTTTTCTGGTAACATTAATGATGATTTTTTAGAACTTGGTTTTACTAAAAATGATTTAGTTAAAATTATAGAACAAGATGCTGGCTATGTAACAGCCGGTAAACTTAACGATGTTCAGCTTAACACGATGTACAAAAATCTTTTAAAGATTGACGAAACTTTTAACCCGCCTCCTGGACCGATGAATGTTATTGACCTGGAAACAGGGACCGTGGGACTTAACAAACAAGGCCTAGAGTCTTTAAGAGAAACAGACAAGATTAAAAGATTTACTCAAGGTTTAAAAACAAGCAAGACAGCAATGACTAATAAAATTAAAGAAGGCATAGAGGGTTTAAAAACAAAACTTACAGGCGGCGCAGATGATATAGCTACAAAATCAAAAGCGGAAAAAGATTTTTATAGAACAGGTGCAGCTGACTTTGGTGATAGTATACAAGCTGAAGGAGCAAGAAGAGCTGTGGTTAGACAGATGATGAATGATCATCCTGATTTTTTTATGTTACCTGAAGAAACAGCGACAAGTATTAAAGCGTTTAAAGATTTACAACGAGGAGGAGAAAAATTTCCTGACCCATTAGTAGTATTTAGAAACCTAGGTAAATTTACTGACGAAGAATTAAAAAAAATTGATTTTATTATAGACCAGAAATTATTTGATGACACATCAGTTATTGCACTAGATGTTTTAGATTACATTAAAACAATTAGACCCCAAGGTTTTAGACCAGGTTTTAGAAGCGGTAAGTCTGTTAAAGGTTTGGCAGAACTTTTGAAATTAACAAATAAAAAATTTGGTAAAGACACGCTTAAAATTGCAGATGAGATTGAAAGACCTGCATCAGCAAAACTAAGTGATGAGTTTGCAGCTTTTAACGAAAGAAATTTTGGTGGAATAGAAAAAGCAGAAGTCCCTATAGAACTTATGACTGTAGATGTAATTAAAGTTAAGTATCCAGGTATATCCGATGAGTTAGCAGAACTTATTGGTAACGATACAAACTTACAAAGAAAAGCAGAAGCTATTGCAGCTATTGAACAAGCTATGGCTTTACGTGGTGCAGGAAAATCTGCAGATGAAACTATAGAAATTCTTAAACGTGAGTCAACGACTAAAATGTCTAAAGGCGGCTTAGCAAAAATTTTGGAGATGTAATGGAAACAGGTGAGTTTAAATCTTTAACAAAGCTAGATCAAAAAATTTATAATTTATTTAAAGAAAATAAATTAACTTGGACAGATAAAAGACTTCGAGAAAGATTTGTAGGTAAGGAGTGGTCTAAATTATCTTCTGAAGATAGAAGAGCGTTTAGAAGAAGTTTACCTACGGTAAAAGATGTAATAAGTAAAACAAAAAACCGAATAGGTATAAATGAATTATTAAAAATTACCAATGACGCTTTTGGAGAAGAGATTAATATAAAACGTTTATTAGGATCAGGCGGCGGAGCTGAAACCCGTGGTAAACTTTATCAAACCCCTTTAGGTAAACAAGTAAAAAAATTATTAAAACCTAAAAAAATAGGAGATTCGCAAGGATCACCTACTTTTTATAAAAGACCTACAAAAGAAGATTTAAAAATTATGAGAATAGCTTTTAAAGACGCAAGAAAATCAAGTAATTTTCTTCAATCTAATACAATAAAAAATGTAGTAGCTCTTGATAAGGAATTTAAATCAATTTTTTCAAAAGGGCAAATACCTGATATAGAGGACGTTATTCAACGTGTAAATGGAATTAATAGTCCCAAGGCTGCGGCCACTGCAACTATGAGATTAGCTCAACTTTATGGTGGTAATAATTTTAATTTTCTTGAAACCATAGATCCTAAATTAAAAAATAAATTTAATAGTATTAGAGCGAATAAAACAGTCTCTGATAAAATGTTTAAAAAACTTGGGGAGTATGATTTGATGGACCCTTATCGTCAGGCCTATTATAAAATATCTTTAGACACGATAGATGATGCATTGGGGAGAAAAGTAGGCACTTTTGCTAACTTTAAAAAACAAGCTGTTGCAGTTCTAAAAGCCTATAAAATACCTACTACAGGAAAAGGCGCTTTTAATGTTAATGAATTGGTGGGTGTTAGTGGAAGTGCTAAATCAAAAGCCCCAGAATTTTCTCAATTTATTAATATAATAAATGAAAAAATGAATCAAAAAACTTTAAGAAATTATGATTCTAAGTTATCAATTTTAAGACAACAGATAGAAAGAAACCCTAAATCAAAAGACTTACAGAAAAAAATTAAAAAGTTTAATAAATTTGCAATAAATTTAGAACAAGAATACGATATAGGTTTAGCAAAAATAAGACCAACAAAAGATGTTACAAAATTATTTGGTAAAAAAAGATTAGCCGAGTTAAAGGCACAAGGGATAGATATAGAGAAAGCTTCTAAACGAGCTGGATATACTATTGAAATACCTAGAGGCACTCCAACAGTTCAAGAATTTGCATCATTAAAAAGTAAAAGGAAAACCATCGATAAGGTTGAAGGTTTAAAACTTTTAGAAAAAGCAGGAATAAATGTATCTCAATGTTTTATAAGAAAAGGTAAAGCTGGTGGAGGACGTTTAGAGGGAGAAACACAACAAAAATGCATAACAAGAAATATAAATTCTGAAATAAATAAAGCAAAAAGAAGTAAAGACTTTTCTAAATTTAAAAACTTAAAAGGTTTTTTAAAAGGAACGCTTGCTGTCGATATACCTCTAGAGCTGATGTTTACGATGCCTCACTTAATATCCGGTGATTATGAAGCTGCAAAAAGAGCATCGACGTTAGGACTTTTTGGTTATGGAGGAAACGCCATAGATGATTTTAAAGACAACCCAGAGGTTCTTAAATACGTTAACACACAAAATAAAACAATCGAGTTTGTTAATCAATATATGGAACTTGATAGATTAGAGAACGATATACAAGATAGAACAAAACGTTACGAAAATCCTGGAAATAGTCCATTATTTAAACAACAATTAGAAAACGATATTAATTATTTTACGAGTGAGTACAATAGAATTGGGTCAGAATATAATAACACTCTTGAAAGGTTTGAAAATAAAGAATTAGGTTATGACACTATTGAAGATGAAACAAAAGCTAGAAAAGCTACTCAACAAGTTCTTGAAGCACAACAGAAAAATTTAAGAGGTGGTTTTAAACCTATAACTAATTTAGAACAAGCAATAGAACAAAACTTTTCAGAGTATCCAAGAGCGGTTACAAAAGCTCAAGAGCTTATACCTCAAACACCTGAAGGCTCACCCATGCTTTTTGATTTAGGTCTGCCAAAAGATATTAGAGATTCTTTCGGTGAAATACCTTTAAAATATTCTAGTGAACTTGGCGCTCTTGAGGCAAAAGAAACTAGAGAGGGTTTAAAAAGAAAACAAACAGAAGGTATTTTAAGATCAACAGGTATTCCTTTTGCAGACAAAATTCCTAAATTATTTGATCTTTCTAAATCTTTTTTTAGAGGGTATGCAGGAGGTGGTATAGCTAAATTAGCAGGTAAATCATCAGGCACACCACCAACTTCAGGACCTAATTCAGGGGGTTTGCCTTCTATAAGAAAAAATGATATGAGAATACAGGAGTAATAAATGGCAGAAATAGAAAAAGGACTCCCAGGCGAAACTCGTACGCAGGCTAAAGTACCTGGACCCGAGGATATCGAAATTAAAGAGGAAGTCCAACAAGAGAAACCACCAGTAGAAGTTATACCTAATGAAGATGGTAGCGCGACTATCGACTTTGAACCAGGTGCAATAAACATACCTGGCACAGAAAAACATTTTGATAACTTAGCAATACTTTTACCTGACGATGTATTAGAGCCTCTCGGTAATGATATGAAAACAAACTATCTAGATTATAAAATGTCTAGAAAGGATTGGGAAAAATCTTA